GTTATAATATAGAAAATGTGAAAAGAAGGTGAGTTGTATGATTGGAATTTATTTAAATAAAAAATAGAAAAGAGGAAAAAGAAATGTTAAAAGAAAATCAAAGAATTTATAATCAGGCTTTACAAAAATTAGAAAAGAATCGATTAAAATTAAAAGAAAATATTAAAAAGTCGAAGGAGAAAAAAGAAAATGTTAAATCAAAAAGAAATTTGTAAAATGATTAAAGAATATTTAGAAAAAACATTCATATGTAAAGTACGAGTTGAAGAAGCTCAAGAATTTAGATATTACATAGTAATAATTGAATTTACATCTATATGTTTAAAAGAAGAAATTGAATTTTTATATAGTTATAATTTAGGCTTTGAAGATAATATGTTTAATTTATGTAATTTAATTTATACTGAATTAGAAGATTTTGTTTTGAAACGAGTAATTAAAAAATAGTCAAGGAAATGATTAAAACTTGACTATTTAAAAGAAGGTATGTATAAATTTGGAGTAATTTAATTATATCACATTTATAGTAATTTTGCAAATAACTGATAAGAAATATGCTTTAATTTTTGACTTTCAAAAAAGACTTTACCGAATTTTAAAAGCAGAAAGTAACATTTTAATCATTGTAAAACTTCTAGCTTGATTTATTAGAAGGGTATTTTCTGTATGGTCTTTTAAAGAAAAAACGAAAGTTTGATGTTTTTCATCATTAAAGTATGATTTAGATATATAGTATTTTCCTTCATTATAATTAGACCAAACGCCAGCAAATTCACTTTCATAATAAAAACTAAATAAAAATCTACAATTGCCAGTTTTTTTCTCTATATAATCCGTATTTTTTGAAATATCTTTATTTTGAATCGCGTATTTTTCATATTGAGTACCGTTTAGCTAAGCGACCAATTAGCGTGTTTTCGCGTTCTTTTCTAAATTCTTCATTTTTTAAGTAAGCAACTAAAATAGTGTTGTCTTTAAAAAGTTTAAATTCAGAATTATAAGGAAGTTCTAGTTCGAAAAACATAAAAAGTGGACTAAATTCGATTCCTTCTGTTGCATTTCCAAGAATGAATATTTTAACGTCATTTCTATTTCTAATTATTGAGTCAAACATCCCTAAAATTATCATCGATTCATTTGGTAAATAGTAACGTTTGTTTTTTTCAATGGGATATTCGTCAAAAATGATAGTTTTTACATCTTCTTGAACAGTTGATTTTAAATCTTGAGCTTCTGTAAGTCTTTTAGCAACGCCAAAAACTTTTTTATCGCAAATAAAATTTCTTTTAGTAGCTTTTAGGTCGTGTTTAGGATATGCTTGTTTAATATCATTAAAAAAGTCTTTATCTTTATTAGTAGTAAAAATTGAAGAAATTTCATTATCATATCTTCTAATATATAAAAAATGTTCTCCGTTTTTTCAAAAATCTATCAATAACGTATTTTTTAGCCCAATAAGATTTACCTACTCCACGTTCGCCAATTATAATATTTACAGGTGCATTGTAACTTAGTAGTTTGTCAGCATTAAAATAGTGCAAATTTAAATCACTTCCTTAAATTTTAAAAATAAGCCCCATTTTATAATGTTTCAAAATTTGGCATCACCCAACAAACTTGATTCAGTCGGCTCTTCGCACGTGATAGTATTTTTAAAGTAGGGTATTTAAAAATACTCTGAATCTAAGTTAATTTTGATTTAAACAATAATAAAACAGAGGCTTTTTGATATAATTTAGCATAATAATAGCTAAATCTAAAAATATTATATATTAAAAGTTATGTTTTGTCAATTAAAAAAGACCTGTAAGCACGTACAAGTCTTTTTTTGTTTAGATAAGAATAATTGATTGTAAAAATATCAATTGAAGCATATTTATTATATATTATTTTATTAAAAAAGTCAACTATGAATTCGTTGCTGTTATGATATTACAGTTAATACATTTATAAGGTACGCTTGCAACTGCGTTATCTAAATGAAATGTACAATAATAAGCAGTAATGTTATCGCTTGAACTATCTCCAAAAGATATTCTATTTCCAAAATGAACTTGCCAAAAATTATCAGGATTTTTAGCGTAGCATTTTAAGTAGTATTTAGAAGTTCCGTCATATGATGTCGTAGTAGAATAAACTGTTGTATTAGCGTCAACGTAAACTTTACTACCAGTTTGTCCCATTTCACTATCTTCAGGTTGTCCGTTTACATAAAAAATTCCGTCACTAATATTTAAAATTCCAGGAACATTTACTTTTACAGTACAATTATTAGTTGTTGATAATGTGGCTACAGTTTCTGCTGAATAAAAAACGAATTCACAATTTCTTGAAATATCTCTAAATGTGAATTCACTATAATCACTAACATAAACTGAAAAATTTTCATAGGGATATAAGTCAAAAAATTCTTTTAATTGACTAATTGAATTAAAATATAATCTATTAAATGATGTGTTTGATGCTGAGTAGCTATAACAATATATAATACTTATTGGTGTTGGAAGATTTAAATTTGTAAAATTTAAATTTTCAATATTATATAATTGAATATTTAAATCTTCTTTTATTGATAAAAGTTTATTATTAGCAATAAATGATGGAACTACATATCTATAATAATAGGTATTTTTATAAAAATCATTAAATAATCTAGTTAATGTAAATTTATCATTTATAATTTTAAATTCAAATATATAATTCATATAGCTTGAGTTATTATAAGATGTTATAAAAAAGCTATCACTTTCCTGATTATATGAAAAACTTCGTATAGTAAAAGATGAGTTAAGTGGAAAGTCTTTTAAATCGATATTATATGTTCTTAAATTTAGATTTGGAAAATCAAATAAAGTAAGATTTACTGAGTTAGAAAAAGTTGAAGGAATACAATATATTCCATTTTCATTCACAGCAATAAAAAGATTATTAGCGACTGTAATAGTATCGTAAGCAGTCATACTGACATCCTGTAAATTAGAACCTGTAAACGCAATACTTCTATCTATCGTGCCATAGTATATTTGTGTACCTTTTCTTGAATAAATTCTATCATTTTTAATAGCGTATGTATCACCTATAAAAGTATTTCCTTCTGTATCTTTTAAAGAAATACCCCATTTTTTTGTTGTAGTATTATAAAGTTTGACAACTTGAAATGAATTATAAGTACTTGTTACATAATTCATTATAACATCTGTGTCTATGATTCCGCCAAGTTGGATTGCTTATGTTAAAATTTGCTAGTCCAGTAAGTTCTAATTTTTCAATTGGAACTGATGACGTTGAATCGCTTCCAGTTCCGCCTTCTTCTAGGGCAGTAACTCTACTATTTAAAGAAGTTATAGAACTATAATTAGAATCGCTTTCAGTTTTAGCAGTATTTGCAGTTTCTAAAGCAGTATTTGCTGTGGTATTTGCAGTATCTGCTGTATTTTGAGCTGTTGTAATTTTTTCTTCTAAAGATGTAATATCCCCCTCAATTCCAATATCTTCAAGTGTTGTAACTCTATCATCTAAAGAATTGATTTCAATTTCATGTTTAGAAATATTTGATGTGTTAGTTTCAACTTGTGATTTTAAATTTGCTAAATCTGTTGAATTTGTTTCAATGGTAGTTTTTAAATCATTTATATTTGTATTGTTAGTTTCAACATCTGCTTTTAAATTAGATATATCTTGTGAATTAGTTTCAACATCTGTCATTAGTTTTTCAATATCTTCTGTATTTGCTTCAACCTCTGTTTTTAAATTAGATATATTTGTAGTATTAGTTTCAATTTTTTGGTCTTGTTCAGTAAATTTTGTATTTACTTCTGTTTCGAAATTTTCAACTTCGGTAAGTAGTTCATTAAAAGCTTGTTTAGTTTGATTTAAACTTTCGATTGTATCGTTAATTCCCGGAACAACTGTTTCTTCTAAGTATTTTCCAATACAAATTAACTGTTCTTCGTAAGTCATAGCCATTTTATAAGAAGAAGGCAACATTCCAATTTTTAAAGCAAAATTATCTATAAGTTTCTGAATTTTTAATTTTTCCATTTTAGCTCCTTTCTAAAGACTTAATAAAGTCCCATAAACAAATTTTTAAGTTCATAAATTATGTCAGAGTCAATTGCGATAATATTTTCTCTAAATTCTTTAATCAATCTCGCGTTAGTTATAATAACTCCGTTATCGCCAGACATTGAGTGTGTATATGTTTCAGTTGAATTAGCGTTTCCTGAATTTGAAGCAGTTGTAGAATCTGTTGAAGTTGAAGTATTGTCACTTTGATTAACTTGACTTGCATACGCTCCTGTATCTAAATTTTGCTTTGTGATATTTGTTTGCGGAGTATCATTATTGATAGTTAAACCTGAACCCGTTAAACTTGAATTCGATTTTGAAGTTCCTTCATTTGAATTTTCACTTGTAATTTTTCTCGTATAAGTTTCAGTGTAATCAACGTTTGATAAAATATCATAATCAACACTTGCTGTATAAATTAGTAACGCTTTTGATTCCATAATTTCTTGCATACGTACTTTAGCATAGTGTCTAAAAAGTTCGGGCGTTTCTAGTCCAATTTCTCTCATATAATAGTGGTCAACTATCTTTTTAGCGAGTCTATCTTTACTCCAAACACCAGCTTTTTTAATAACTCCAATTTGTTCACTAGTTAAATAATCTGAAAGCTCATAATCTTTAAACCAACTTTCGACAAATTCACGATTGTAAAGAGTTTCAATAATTTTTCTTAATTCTATGGTATATTTACTCATTTACACCCCCCCTTCTGTTTTAACTGTTTCATTTTTAATATCTAAAATTTCAGAAGGGTCTTTTACATCTACGATTGAACTTGCAAAATTCTTAATAACGTTGTGCAAGTCTGAACGAACTCGAACGTCTATATTTTCACCGAAATTTTTCGTTGAATTGCCTGCAAGCTTCTTTTCTAGGTGCTAGATATGAATTTAGACACATATTTATTAGTTCATTATTAGAATCTGCTTCATTAGATATTAAACGTTCTTTTTTCTCTTCTTGAATGTTGTTAATTCCGGAGATAAGTTAAAGCTTCGTTTAAAATTGATTTTTTATAAGTTGACACTTTGTCAGATATAAAGGGTGCATCTGTTTTAATTGCTTTGATTCCTTCAAAATCTGAAAAAATATTTTTGTCGCCAAAAATAAAAGGTTGATTTCCGTCATATTGCTTGTATAAATTTAAAAGCATTAGTCTTTGTGTTTCGTCGCATAAAAGTAATACAGGTGTTTTTTGAGCTTTTATGTTTACGTCGCAAGTTCTATCACATTCATATAACTTATAAGCAAAAAGTGCTAAATCGTTAGCAGTTGGTACGCAAAACCAGTCATTTTGAACTAATATGACGCTATCGTCTTTTTCGCCTTGTAAGCCAGTATAAATGTTACGTTCAGTTCTAAAGTCAAAACTATAACAATTTAATTTTGTTGGTAGTCCATAAATATTTAAAGTTCCTGAACTTGAAACGTTAGTGTTAATATATCCGTACTCTTTGTCAAAAAGTAAACCTGCTTGACCTTGAAAAAACAAGCATTTTTCAAGCCACATTTGATTAAATGATTTTGGAATATTTATCCATTCAAAAATGCTAAGAAAAATCTTTTGAAATAGATTCATATAATAATCAAAAGTTGCGTCATTTAAAATACTAGAGTCTATAAAGTGATTATTGTTTTTCCAAATTTTATAAGGGTCGTGAATTCCTTTTCTTTTTCCGCATAATTTAAAAATCTCCTTTCTTAAAAATATTCTATAATTTAATTTTAAACATTAGGTTGAGAATAGTCAAGAAAATATTCCGTTTTATGCCAAAATGTAACGCCATTATCAAACATTGAACGAATTTCTGCTAAATCTGCTTGAGGAATATTACCCGTTATATTACAACCGATAGTTTTACAATAATCCCAATTTGAGCGATTTCCAATTGTTGGAACTTTTCTTAAATTTATAGTATAACCGATACATATCAAAATATTTATCGATTTTTTGCATAAATTCAGGTTTTATACAATATTCCATAAATGCACCATAGCCATTATAATTATAACCGATTAACGTAGTATTTGTTGAGCCCATTGTTACATTGTCAGGTAGTAACTTTTGTTTTTCGACTTGAGCCATTTGTAATTTTGTAAAATAGTCATAATTTCCAGCATTTTGAGCTTTATTAAGTTCTGAATTTGCATACGAAAAAGCATTATTAACAGCAGATGTTGCACTTCCTGCAACATTTCCTGAAAGTCCAGCACTTACTGCATTTGTAAGACCTGTAATTAAATTTTGCGTTTGATTTAAAGATTCTTTCTGCTGACTAATTTCATAATTAAAAGTTTCCTGCGATAAGTTTAATGATAAAGTTTGCGAATTTTGAGCAAGCCAAGTATTAAAAACATCACTTTTATATGAAACAGTAGGAAATCCTGAAATATTTACATTTTCACTAACGTTAACGACAGCTGTTCCAACATTTCTGTAACTTCTAGGAATTAAGTAAATTTGTGGATTTGGGTTAATTTCAGACACCATTTCGAACTTTGGAATATCCTCAGAAAAATCTTCGAATTTATATATTTTTGAAGTTGAATTTGGCTGATTAAAAGCAAAATAGTGATATGGATATGTTAAAAGCTTTCTGTTTCTGGGTGTATAGCCGATTAACCTGAGTTGTTTTTGAAAAAAGTTCTTTTGTTAGTTTTCCTGTATAAAAATCTTCATTTATAATATAATAACCAGTTGATGAATCAATTTTTGAAATTAAATTCCTAACGGAGAATTTTGGAACTGTAAAAACTGTAACAATTTTATCACCATTTCCATTTGCGTTAATTTGAAGCATTAAAGCACCTAAGGTTTCGCATAAAATGTACCCTACGCTTGAATAAACGCCGATTATAGGAATGGCCATATTGATTAACTTTAATTGTTTGAGCTGTGTCGATATAATCGCCTGAATAGGCCACGATATAATAAGGATTTAAGTCGTCTGATAAATCGTAAATTCCACAGCAAATTGGCTCACCAATTTCTAAATTTTCAGGTATTAAATGGTCGCCTGCTTCATCGTATGCTTGCTCTATAATTTCACGTTCGACAAAGCACTCATGATAAACTAGACTAAACATCCAAGTTTGAAATGCGTCTGTTTTTATATAAATTTTTGTACAATGGTCATTCACATACTCCATTGTTGTAATAAAAGCGTAGAACCATTTTCCCGCGTAGTTTTCATTTTGATACATACAATAGGTATATTCTAGCAAATTATCAATATGTTCAGGATAACGAATGACTGAGTCTTTTCTTTGATATGAAATATCTTCAACTTCTAAATGTTCTAAGGTTGAAAAATATGAATATTGGTCTTGCCACGATTCAAAGGTGATTTGATTTTTATTGTCTAAAGCTAAGGGACATTTTAAAAGATACAAATTTGTGTTTGGAGTAATTGCCATTTTTAAATCTCCTTTCTTTTTAAAAAAAGCGGGATTCGCGATATTTTCCCGCTCCCGCTTAAAAATATAAATTATTAAAGGAAGTTTGCTTTTTTATGATTTAGCAGTTACGTTAATAGTTAAAGTAGTTGATACATTTGCTGTAGTTGCTGTAAGTGTTGTTGAACCCTCTGTTAAACCTGTAACAATTACGTGTTTGTTATCATTTGGGTCTATTGTTACAGTCGCAATAGATGTATCTGTAATTTCATAAGAAATTTCAGGTGTATTAGCAGTTACAGGAGTTGTAACAATATCTAAACCTTCAACATCTCCAGTTTCAACTGATATAGAATCTGTATTATAACTTAATCCTGTAATTACAACATCTGATTCTTTACTAGCAAATACTATTGCATTACTGAATAAAGAATAATTATACATTTTTGTTAAGTTCAAATAATATTGCCAAGTTCTATTATTTGCATTGTAAAACTCATCTAAATACATATCTTGACGTCTAATTCTAAACCAACTTTTATCAGCCATAATTCCAAAAATATTTGAACCGTCAAATACTTTTTTGTTAGTTTCTCTATTTACAATATCAAAATTATTAACACCGATAATATTTCCAAGTAAAACACTTTTATCAACATTAAATGCCATTGCCAAAACATTAACATCTAAATACGCTAAAATGTCGTTTCTTATTATAAATACAATATCTTCTGGAATTGTAAAAGTCATTACAGGCTTTCCAGCTCCACCAACTTTTTCCCAAGCATTATAATTATTTGAAGGTTCTTGAAAATTTAAGAAATATGTTCTAGCTTTTGTAATAAATTCTTTAGCAACTGTTTCATTTGAAGTTATATCTTGAACAACATCAACTCTAACTTGATTTGATTTATAAGCACTAGAAACTAAGCCTTTTGAATTATTGTATTCATCGATATATGCACCGTTGTACAAAGAATTACTTAACTGTGCAATAAATGAATCTAAATTGTCCCAACTAACAAAAGCTTGTTTTAATTTATGCCTAGAAACTGTAACAGGATATTGTAAATCTGTATTAACTGCTGTGTATTGAACTTTTACATC